TTCTTTTTCACATTTTCTACGAGTGTTAACATCAAGACCTTCAATCTTACAATTAACTTCATCTTTTAAAACAATTTTGCATTTCATAGTAGTATAATACTATAGGTTAACCTAAAAGTCAAGCTAAAGCCTTTATAATGTTAGATATTTTAGTAATAAAAATAAGCATGTCATAGTAACTGTAATAGCTACTGTCATTGATATCCAAAACCCATAATGCATAATTAGGTATGCAAATACAGGAAAAAATATTAGACTAACCAAAACAAAGTAAACTGTCTCTTTAGCTAATTGTGCAAACACTTCTGGCTGAATTCCGCCATAGTACATAAATGATATGCTTATAATACTGCCCAATGGTATACCCAATATAAGAGCACCAAGTGTAGGATTACCTCGTTCTGCGGCAGTCACTACACCAGCTATTATTAGTCCACCTACTATTGCTTTGATTATAAATTCCATATAAATATTTAGCCATAAAAAAAGCCCCGAAGGGCTTTTTTCTAAAATTTATTTTTATTATGCAACTCTTCGCATACATGTAACTTCTGCAGTTCGTTTCCACTTATCAGCACCAAAGCTCTTTTTAAGATCTGCAAGTTTAGTAACCATACGCAAACTAACTTCTCGCATTTTTTCTTTGTTATCACACATGAAGTCCATTAAATCATCTTGCTCTTCTTGTGTAAACTGATATTCATTAAGCATACCATCTGCAACAATCTGCTTACAACGTAGAACTTTTTCTCGCATTGTATCCATTGTAAGATCTAAGTAATGACATCTTGACATAATAGCCGCTAAGTGATCAGCAATTTTACCACGCACATTATCAAACTTAAGGTTAGTAATAAAGATAACACTACCTTGGAATTCAAAAGTATCTGGAATACCTTCACGTCTTAGTAATGCACTATCTGTATTCCAACTTAGTTTACGTTTCTTACATGAATCAAGTGCCGCTTTAAGCAAGTTAAGTGATGTTTCGTCATACAATACTGTATCACAATCATCTAACACAAGAACACTATTTTTGTCTGCGTTATTGTAAAGTACTTTATACAAACCAATTGCACTAGAAGCACCTTTAATAACTTCATAACGTAATTTGTTACCTGCAATAGCATCAAACAAATTATTCTTTTCTAGAACTTGTTCAACACCAAATGATTTACCAACACCTGGAGGGCCTGTTACAACCATACCTCTAACAACACCATCAATTGATGCTTGTGTCATATCGTCTAAGATGGTAAAACGCTCTCGCATACGTTCAATGATCATCTCGTCAGTTTCTTTTGGATTGTCCTTTACCTTACTTGGTAGGACCTCAATAATAGTCTCGCCTTTAGTATTTTTACGAGCTTGTTTTAGTTGCATATTAGCCATTTATAACTCCTGTTTTTTATTAACTATACTTACAGTATACAGTAAGACATCTTACTTGTCAACCTCTATACACCAACTTTTTTAACTTTTTTTTTGAACTGTTATTCATAGAATTGGGCCCAATAAGAAAACGGGCCCAATATGTATATTTGTGCTTAATTACGCAATTACTCTTTTTTTAGCAATTGTGTACTCTACTGCTGGTCTACCTTGTACACCAGATTCAATAGCCGTACCTTTTACGTTGAAACCTTCAGCTCTTAATTCTGAAAGTCTTGCACCTGGAGATTGAATGTCAAATTTATCTCTTAGAACATCCATAGTAAACGTTTTACCTGTTCCCCAAAATTTAGCTAGGATTATTTGATTTTGTGTTCCTTCTTTAAAGAACTTAGTTCCTACTGCTTTTGCTTTTCTCATATATAACTCCTTTATTGTTATTATTATTAGTTATTCTTAATATTAATATATAGGAATTTGCTAAATTTGTCAACCTTTAAAAAACCCTTATATTTCAAGGATTTTAACACGGTTAATCATTGTTTCTTTAGCATTTGTGTACTTTGATAGCTCATGTTTGTTAACAGTACCACGTATTTTAATGCTTTTATTAGAAATAATGTTGCTAATATCCGGCTGATCTCTCCACCAAAACTTAACTAAATCTTTTTTAGCATAAACTGTAGTAATCATGTAAATATTACTGGATTGTATAAATTTAACATCCATTACATCTACATTAATATCGTAACGTTTACCTTTTACTCCAAAATACTGGCTACTGTGCTTCAACGTGCTTAGTTTATCTTCTACTTCTTCACGTTTTTTATCAATACTTACACTATGTGGCAAACTAGCAATAATACTTACTGCAAATTTGTCAACATTTGGATTAGATAATGCATTAACCACATTAGATTCAAAATTGTTAAGATTATTAGTCATTTTTTTGATCATGAGTTTGCCATTAATGTGTGAAATTAACTCATTAGCCTCACTAATTTGTTGTTCTGTAAAGAACATTTTAGGATCTTCAATAATGTCAATAATACGTGTTTTATTGTCAACAACTTCAATAGGATTATCTGGATCAGTATGGTCCTTGTATCCTTGCCCACTACGAACAAAACCTTGTGTGTCATGTACTTGTTTAGCCGCACACATAACATCAACTATTGTAATACTTGGCCAGGGTGTTTTTGGCATAATTGCTCTCCTAATTAATAATTATACTTATATAATACAGTAAGACTTCTTACTTGTCAACCTTTTAAAGAGAAATATCTTCTAAACCTGCTGCTCTAAGTTTTACTACATTATTAATCTGAAATTGCTTTGCTTCTAATGCTTTAATAATACCAATATACCTATTTCTAACTAAACTAAAGTCATTTATTAGATATTGTAAATCTACTACATTTTGTTCACCATCAACATATTTGTCAGCGTCACGTGAACTAAGTGCTTTATTGTAGTTTTCTAAAAATTTACGAAATGTTTGGGACCGTAACTTACGCATCTCAGTATTAAGAAATTCTAGTATAGCTTCAACTTCTTGTAATTGGTTAAATCTATGCTCAACAATTCCAGGCATATCTCTACTTTGTTTTTCTAAATTGCCTTTCATACTGCATTCGAATCTTGCTTGATCAATTTCTTTCTCAAAGTGAGAGATAGCCGTAACTATCTCTCCAAGATTTGCGGTAACTTTACGATACCATATACTCATTAGTATTCATCCTCGTCGTCTTCGTTATAGTCTCCAAAGATATCTTCATCTTCTTCTTCGAGTTCGAGATACTCATCAATTGCATCACTAAGGAATTCGCAATGATCAGCAATCTCTTTTACTGCTGGTTTAATATCAAATCCATGATCAACCAGAGCCGCAATCACTTTTGTTGCAAATTCAGGTTTATCTTTATCATTGATTAAAGCCGTTGCTTCATCGTAAATATTAAAAACAAACTCAAAATCTCCATCAGTTAGATTCATTAGCAACCTCCACGTTGTCTTCTTCAATTAAATCAGTACCATCTGAGTCTTTTACTTCCTGTGGCTGTTTATCCCATTCATCCATAATTAACTTTAAAGAATCATTTTCATTACGATCCCATACTTTACGGAATTGTGTGATAACTTCACCTGTTACAGGACTTGTATACTCTAGACGTGTACCTGTTTTCTTCAAAACACCCTTTGCTTCAAAGAAATCTGTTAGTCCACTATATGGACTCATGCCTGTTTCATATGGAATTTCAACTTGCACACTTTCAAATGGTTTTGAATAACGTGTTTTCATTACTTTACACGCCGCTCTAATACCATGTACTTGTGATGTTTTATTTCCATCTGCATCTACTTTTAGTTTAAGTTTACGCATTGCAATAACAATACTACTTGCATAGATAAAGCCTTGCCCACCTGAGATTTTATCATCTGGGTCAAACATATCTTGTGATGCATATGTATGATTAGTACATAGTAAACCTACATTGTAACTACCAAACATGTTTACTGTGTTTCTTACTAGTGCAGTTAGTGCTTTAGGTTTACGACCCATATCACCTTTTAAATCACCCTTACTAAACTGATCAACATCAGTAGGTGTAAGTAGCATACCCAATGAGTCAACTACGAACAATACCTTAGGACGTTCTTCAGGATTCTTTTCTGCATACTCTGTTTTGTAATCTTTCATAAAGTCACTAATTGTTTTAGCAACATCATCAATCATACTCATGTTTAGTTTTAGTAGTTTCTCATCACTAGTATCAACATCTAGTGCATGTAACCACTTCTCATCAAGTGCATTTTCACTATCAATAAGGATAACAAATATACCTTGATCTTGTGCCGCTTTTACAACATTGCCGGCCGCAATATAACTTTTACCTGCACCTGATTCGCCTGCAAGTACTGTAACTTTACCTAGTGGAATTCCTTTGTGGAAGTCATTACTAATAAGTTTGTTTAATGTGTAATTACCCGTACTAATCCATGTATCAGGATCGTTAAAACCAACACTTAACCCTGGTACACTTTTAGTAATACTTTTACGGAATTTACTTACGTCAAATGGTCTTGCCATAATGTTTTTTCTCCTCTGTTAAAGTGAGGGCACTAAGGAACCCTCACTTAGTTTATATTACTTATTGCTTACGATTTCTAATCGCCGCTAAAATGTCTTGAGCACTCGGTGCATCACCTGCTGGTGCCGGAGCCGCTTCAGCAGTTGCCATTTCTGGTGCTGGTGCTGGCGTAGGCGTTGGTGCCGGAGCAACCGGAGCCGCTTCAGCTACAGGAGCTACAGGAGCCGCTGGTGCTGGTGTTGGCGTTGGTGCCGGAGCAGGAGCTGGTGTTGCTCCACCTGTTGTTGCTGGTGCGTCTACACCATATGGACGATAGTAAGAACCAAAACGTTCTGGATCATACAATTGACCATCTACAGATGCTTCAAACATTTCAAAAATTGCATTCAGCTCTTCTGCATTTGGCTTCTTAGGAAGATAGTCATTTAGATTAAACAATCCGTGTTGTGCAATTGCATCACGTTCTGCTTGATCTAGTCCACGTTCTCTACGAGCCCAATTAGAAGTTGAATAGTCTGCATACTGACCTTTAGTAGATTTTACAATCTTAAAGTCTGTACCAGCTTCATAATCAGTAGGAATTTCCTGGAATTCAGGATCCATAAGTGCTGAACTGATAATTTTATAAATTTGAGGTGAAATGACAAAACGTCTGATAGGATTCTCAGGTACTGAGTCTTCTTGCATATCGCTTTGTGCTACAAATCCTTGGAAAATGTATGAACGTTTTTTCCAATACTTACGTCCCATATCTTCCATTGAAGGATCTTTAAACCAAGGACGAATTTCAGCATGTACTGGACATTGTTCTCCCCACATTTCTACACATGGTACTTGTACAGTAACTGGTTTATTTTCGTCTTGACCTTTTACACCTGGAAATTGTAAACGAATCATTTGACGTTCTTTCCAAAAGAACGTATTGCTTTCGTCTGCATCGGGAAGGAATCGTAATGTTGCTGATGTGCCTTCTGGGATATTCCAGTGTGCGAAGATGGCGTTATCGCCACCGCTACTGCTAGAGCTTGAGCCCTTTGTTTCTTGTGCCTGCAGTTTTGCACGGATTTCTGCTAAAGATGCCATAATAATTTTCTCCTATATTAGCCTTTATTAGTAGTAAAACACGTTGCTTTACTTTGTAGTTTGTAACCTATTGATTACTTTGCCTTTATTTGCCTTTACAGTATACATTTTATAGTACTTACTGTCAAGTACTTTTTGTTAAAAAATTTACGCAATTTTTCTACGTAAATTTTTAATAACTGACTCAGATATATTTTCTGCTGGTTCAGTTTCTTTTGCTGGCATTTTATTGTTCTTATCTAAGTAAGTTACAATTTTAGCCAACAACATAACAGTCTTTTGAGGCATGTTATGTAATTCTGTTCCTAAGTGACTTAGCAAGTTAAATGCTTCGTCGTTCTTGCTAGACATAGCAAGATAAGATAGCATGCTACTTAGTTTTGCCATTGCACCCATTCCACCTGAGTATTTAATTGGATCTTCGTTATCAGGATGTTCAGGATCGTTAGGGTCAATATTAAGTTTAAAATCTTCTTTATTTTTGATCATATCATACAGTCTGCTAAGATGTTCTTTTGTTAGATCTGTCATACTATCTCTCTCCTTCACAATACGTGCTACGGTTTCTAATACTGCGTCCATATTTGCAGTTTCGAATGTATTGTACATGAATTTTCCAGTAATGTCAACCTCTTTATCAGAATTTTCTGCAATTGTTGTAGAATTTACTGAATAGTCGTTATAACCTCTAGAGGTCTGAAGACTGTGTACTGTTTGTTTTAATTCTTTTAATTTTTGTTTAACTGTTTCAACAATATCTATGTTGCCCTCGTTAACTAACTTATTAGTACGCACATGACGTACAAATTGATTACATTCCGCTACTTCTTTACATACTTTTAAGATTGATTCACCTATTGCATCATATGGTGTTCCGCCCATGCTTACATGCTTGGCCATAGCTTTAGCGCCAGCTAAGTATTTGTGAGGGAATCTAAATCTTTCACCTGCAGAGTTCTCAATAAATAATGCTTTGATATTTCGTGATCTGCTACCACGTACTTCTTCGTTCACCCCCTTTGAGTGCTTAATAATTAGTCTAGTTGACTCCGGTAATTGTATATAACTTGTTTTTAAACTTCCTGTTGCACGTGAATAGCCTTCTTTAACTGTTTCGTGTGCGAAGTCTTTTGGTGCTATATTTTTATCAAACTTTCTTATCGTATATTCTGCCATAGCGTTATGTCCTGCTTTCTTGATACTATCTAAAAGTGCTTTATTCTTATCAAAACTAAAATCTGCTCCTGCTTGTACAACAACTTCAACTTCTTCATTTTCTGTTCTTATAGTGACTAGAAAATCTTCTTCGTATGCGTAAAATCTCGCAGACTGATCAGAGTCTAAAGTTTTGTTTCCTTCAAAATCAAACAAACGTAGCTTAATGTTTGCTCCTTTGATAATATTAAAAATTTCTGTCGATAATTGCATCTTTATAGTATTCCTTTAATGTATTTATCAAATAAGTGCTATAGTAAGCTAAAAGGCATTGGTTCCATACCGTCATCATCGTCAAAGTCTTCATTTAAGTACTCAAATGCACTTTCTTCGTACTTAGATACTTCCATGCTCATTCTTACTATAAGAACTAATGCCATTACAAGGTCATCATTCTCACCATCTTTGGCTGCATAGCTATTTCCTCTAGCAATAAATGTTTTTAATTCTCTTAATAGTGGCTTGCTAGCTACTTCTAATTTTTCTGTTTCAACCCAATGCTTTAACTTAGCACATGCTGATATTTTACTTTTATGTGTAGTAGTAAATCCACGTCTATAACGTTTAGCATTACCATGTGCTTTTGTTTCGCTTAAAAATGTACCAGGAAAGTTTTCCTCTCCTTGTTCTTCTACTACAACTAACGCTGCTTCACCTAATGTATTGTTTTCCATGCTATAGTATATTTCACAATCACCATCTGTTTCGCTTTCTATATATTGCGAGATTTCTCGCAAAATTTTTATTTGCCCTTGTACGCTAGTTCTATTATGCATCCACTCTGCAACTTGTTTCATTCCGGGCATACTATATACTTGTATAGCACTATTATCGCCGCCTGTTCCTAAACTAGGATCTAACGCTATTACATATAGTTTTCCTTTTGCTACCGGTGCATACCAACGTATTTGTCCTGCTTTAGCGTAAGGATCACGTGCTTCCATATTACTAAGTTTAATACTATCTATAAGTGTTTCATCAAACGCAATAAACTCACAATTATGTTCTCTTCTAAATCTTTCTTCACCAATTTTACCTTGCTCAATTTCTGCCCATTCCCAATCTCTATCTGGGTGTACTTCCCATGTAGC